CCTGGCTATGGAGTCAGCTTTCTGCTGACACGCTCACCCTAAATTGCCTTATTTGTCCCTCTCCGAACCGTGAAGGTCAGAAGAGAGAAGATTCCGGCAACCAACTCCATTTTAGCTTAGTGCTAATTGGAGAACCTTTAACATGTCCGCGTTTAACGATAACAAACAGTGGATCGAGTTCATCGTGTATAACGACGTCCTCAATGTCCGCACCTGTTAGCATCCAACGCAGATATCCTTCATCTTGAGCTATAGGAGGTAAGCTCTCTCTTTTAAGAGAAAGATGACACACCTTGTAACAAAAGCATTGAAGGTCCTCATCAAATCTCCTTCTGCAGTAACGCTTAGCAGTTGAGAGAGTACAAGTGTCTCGAATAAATCCGAGTACTCTTGATTTTGGATTAACCGAAGGTAATAGTTTAACATCCTCCGGCATCCATCTTATGATGAGCTGTCTGAACAACCTGGCTGTCCATGAGAAGCCCTTCTTAAAGAGCTGAGCCTCATATTCGAGGCAATGGACCAAATCATTTAAACTCATGTTAGGTTTTGGTGTACATTTGATGTACACGGGCGTAATATCCACGCCATTAAAGGCGTGCTTCCCACAAGATTCCCTAAAGTGAGATCGACTGTAGCTCTTCTTTTCATTGAGCTTCATACCAAAACATGGTAGATAGTCGTACACTAGATCTACGTATTCTGATGGTAAAATAATATCATCACCATAAACGTATACGGGAATATCTTTTTTGTGGGGGACAAATTTCGCCAAGATGGCCTTGATTAAAGCAAAATGAACCAAGGCCATGACCGGAAAGCAAAGAGCTGAACCCATTGGTGCGAATTTAGCACTAGGGAAGTCCTTGATGAAAGATATCTCATCAGGCAGCTCGATGACTTCTGTAGACAATGCTATCAAAATATCTCTGAGAATAACATTATCTTGGAAAAGCCATCCCACTAGATCTCTAGACACGCGATCGCTCGCCTCACTCATGTCGAGGGTTGCAAAATCACGAGATTTCGAAGATGTAATGGCTATATCGCCATTTATATTTTGATCAGTAAAATTAACGTAGCCCTTGGTTAAAGGGTGACATTCTACTGTTTTATACAAGGCGTTCTTAACGCCTTGCTGGAGATATTGCATTTCCAGCTGTTCAATGCATATACCCCTAGGTTTTCCATAAGTTTTTGGAACAAATTTGAACCTAGAGGAGGGCTTTTCATCCTTCTTCAATTTAAAAGGATGTTTCCTGACGTCTGTAATGATATCCCACGGGTGGCTGTAAAACCAGTCCTCGTACGGGAATGTATCATTTAGTTGCGTATATATGACATGCGGACGAAAACGCACATCAATACTCGTAGGGGTATTGGTTGCACCAGGACCTGGTCTTGGTGTAAAGAGACCCGTTTGTATATCTGGATCTAATCCCTTAACTATAGTGGATATGATCCTACGGGCCTTATTAGCAATATCCAGCGTGAGGACTTCTTCACGCCAAGTCAGATATCTTAGCTCAATATCTGTTTCTACGAAATCCATGAGCTGCGCACGGAGTTTACGCTGTTTAAAAGGACCCTTCAGTTTTTTGAAGGCTACACAGATCGTATATAACGTATCTATGTAAATGACCTTTTCTTCATTACAAAGCTTTCTGTCATATATCGGAGCGATAAGCTTCTGCAGAAATGCAGGGTGCTCGCACCGCGGTTTAAGTTTCCAACCACGGTAGTTCGATATTCCAGTTTCAAGGTAAGACAAAACACCTTGAAATAAACTGGGTAGACCATAAGTGATAAAACCTATGCCTTCTGAGGCATACCGTATTGCTACGGTATCAATGTCTCGCGAAGGAGAGTCAGCACGGCTTTGAAATGTGTTAATCCGGTTGAATCCATCAGTGAGCAGAGCATTAACGAGATCAAGACAACAACTGTGATCTCGGTAAAACCGTGAGAATTCTTTTTCCTCCCGGATTCTGCTTGATGGGTCGACATTATGTCGGTTTTGGCTATTATGGCATGATCTCTTTTTTCTGAGCATCTAAGCCTCCAGCCATGGAATGATTCACATAAAGTGAGAATCAAACGCCGAATTAATCCTACAATCCTCACGCTCATTTAAATAACATTGAGCATAAGGGACTTAACAACATTGGCTTCTCCCAGTGCATCGGAGAGAATAGCGACTTCCGTCGCTACCTCAGTGTCAGTGAACGCTCTATCGGCTACTATGGTCAGATTGACCGTAATCATGCCGAGAACAGTAGGCGTTGCCGCAGGGTAACGCTTGATCTGACGCTGCAAAAGGTGCCTTGGCGCAACTGAACTAGGGTCATGTTTGACCCGCAGAACAGACTCGGCCGAGATTGCGGCAGCTGATTCAACATACTCAGCTACAATAGATTTCTTGTCAAAAACTTGAGACCTATACGCGAAAATTCGGTCGCCAACGCCATCGTTAAGTGTTACAGGATTTGCAAATAATCCCA